TCCTCCTGGCGTGCCCGCTCGATGGCGGCGTCCCGTTCCGCCTCTGCACGGCGCCGTGCTGCTGCGTATCGGGAGTCGTCCTCGGTGCGTCCCGGTTTTCCCGGCTGCGCGCCTTCGGATGTGTCGTTGTCATTCTCTTCGTCATCGGATGCAGGGTCGGCGACTTCCTGCACGTCTTCGCCTGTATCCTGGGCTTCTTCTGCCGGGTCGGTGACGTCCGGCTCTTCTGCACCTGTCTCCACAGAGACGCCGAAAAGCTCAGCATAATCCAGTTCTTCCATATTGCTCCTTCGGATTTTTACGCTGTTCCTGCGAAAGATTCGCGGCTCTCAGGGCTGCCGCCGCCCAAAGGTCACTTGCTTCTGAGATCGTTGCCGGTCTTCTTCACGGTCTTGCCCGCCTTCTTCTGGATGCTCAGCGGAGCCTTGACCAGCTGTGCACCCTGGTTGGCGACCTTGTAGTTCTTCTCGGCCATATCACTCACCTCCCGTCCTGCCGTCTTTGCATGGAAAGGGCGCCGGCGGTCTCCCGCCGACGCCCACTATTCGACTGTAATCAGCATACCACTTGATTCTTTCCCTGCGTTCGCTATTTCCTGATGCCTACTGGTCAATGCGCCCACGCACAGGCTCTCGGCGTCGGACAAGCCGCCGCCGCGCTCGGTGTTGCAGGACCCGCCGGGTCCTGCCAAAGCGCACCTCGCGCCCCGTGTTCGCGATTTCCAACTTTCCACAGGTCAACGCACAGCCCTGTCATTGCGAGGCCAGTGCTCACACTGGCCGTGGCAATCCGTACTCCCGTCTCAATTTTCCATTTTCCATTTTCCATTTTCAATTTGATTTCGGCTTTCCCCACTTCTGCTCCAGGTACCGTCTCTCCTCCCGGTCGGCGTTGTACCAGTCCTCCCACATGTCCTGGGTCCAGACGGTCCGCTCCGCCTCCGGTTCCTGCACCTGATAGCTCTGCTGTCCCCGTGCCGCGTGGGCGATGGCCAGCGCCATGATGCAGTCGTCGTGCGCTCCGGCTTCGGCCTCGGCCCGCCCCTGCTCATTTCGGACAAACGTCAGCATTTCCTCCAGCGTGGGCCGGTCGTGGATCAGCTCCAGATCCTCCCGCACGAACCGCACCAGCCCGGAGACCGCCACCTCCCGGCTCGCCTGATCGGTCCGCCATCCGTACGCCTGCCGGGGTCGGTGCGTATAGCTGTCCAGGGCTTCCCGCACGTACTGCTTCGGGTAGCGGATCCGCTCCAGCTCCATCACCGGGTACGTGGAAAAGTTCACTTCCACCGCGATCAGGGCGGTGTTGTACCAGTATCCCAGCGCCGCAACGTACCGGGCGAAAACGTCCTCGTCCAGTCTCTGCCGCCGCAGCACCGCGGCCTGTTCCCCCGTCCGGTTGTCGATTACCTGGGCCACGTTCCAGTCCGATCCGTGCCCCGCGGTGTCCACGCCGATCACATAGGGCACGCCCGGCTCCGGTTCCCGGTAGACCGTCAGCCACCCGTCCTCTGCCCGGCGGAACGCGGGATCTTCCACCCGCTCGCCGGTGAAGATGTAGTCGATGTCCCCCACGACGCCTGGTTCCAGTTCGCTGAGCCGCTGGGTCACCGCGCCGGCGGGGAATACCGTGGAGCCCAGCACGCCCCACTCGCCCAATGCGTACACGGCGTAGTAGTAGGGGTCGGTGTCGCGGAAAGCCTCCAGCGTCACCCGGCTTTCGTCGTCCAGAAATCGGTTGTCCCGGTAGGTGCTCCGGTGGGTCAGCGCCCTGGGGTCCTGCCTGTCGAAAAACCGCGCCTTGAGCCAGTGAGTCGCGCTGATTGGGTTGAACGAAAGGATGATCTGCTTGTAGTACGTCGTCTCGCCGCGCAGTCGGATGTTCAGCTGGTGCAGATCTCCCTCCTCCAGCTCGCTGGCCTCCTCGATCCATTCGCTCGTGATGTTGTAGATGGACTTCAGCTTTTCCACGTCGTCCAGCCCGGAGAACAGGATCTCGCTCCCGTTCGGGAAGAATATCCTCATGTCGCTCCGGTTGATCTTCACCGCGTCGTCCGGGTAGTAGTCCCCGATCTGCCCCACCAATTGGCGGAAACAGCTGTCCCGCAGGGTTCTGGCCACCTTCCGCACCACAAGGATCCGGTGCCCCGGTTCCGTCCGTGCCCGCTCCAGGATCTTCTGGCCGGCGAAAATGGATTTCCCGGAGCCGCCGCCGCCCATCAGGACAAGGAACCGGTGGTGGTCAAAGAACAGGGGGAAGAACGTCTCGTTCGTCCGCGCCTGCAGTTCCTCGAACCATACCGCCGCCGCCGCGGTCCGCTCGTCTACCAGCGCCGTCATGCCTTACTGCAGGCTCACGCCCGCACCTACCAGACGTTTCTTTTTTCTATTCACGTGCTGCCTCCGTTATTTCTTCGTGTCGCACTACACCCTCGGCGTCGGACAAACCGCCGCCGCGTTCGGGGTTACAGAGTCCACCGGACTCTGTCAAATTGCCCCGACCGCCCTCGCCGCGTCCTGTCTCGCCTGCTGGATGGCCTGACGCGCGGCGGTCTGCTGATCCGCGTTGGCCTGTGCCTGCTGCAGCGGCGCCATGCGCTCCGCGTCGGCCATGGCGTCCTGCCTGGCCTGCTGGATGGCCTGCATCTGCATTTGCTGCTGCTGCATCATCATCTGCCGCTGCAGCTGCTGTTCCAGATAGGCCTTCGTTTCGCCCGCGCCCGGATAGTGCAGCTGCTCCATCTTGCTCCAAAAAAGGATCAGCGTCGCCGGGTCCTGCGGGTTTCCGAAAGCCCCGGTCTGCAGGTTCAGTCTGGTCTCCTGCCACATGGCCTCCCGGTTGCTGGCCAACGGCGCGGAGCTGTCGCAGGAGAAGAGGAACAGGTCGTTCCACCAGTATTCCCCGACCTCGTCTTTCTCCAGAAAATCCCATTTGTTGAATATCTCATAGACCCGGTTGCCGTTGATGTCCTGACTGGTCACGGTCCTCGGTTCATCGGCGTAGGCCAGCAGGAACTTGAACATGATTTCGAACAAATTCGCATAGGCAGCGTCCTTCATGCGCCGCTTCGATTCCAGTCTGCCGGCGCTCTGGGCCGCGGCGAACTCCTTCGCTTTCCCGGACGTGGCCGTGCTGTCCTTCCGTCCCTGGAAGGAATCGGTCACCCCGACGATCTGCCTCGCCTCCTGGTAGAACTGTTCCAGCACGTTCAGATCCTGCGAAACGTCGCCTTCGAGGGTATAGACGCCGATCATCTGGGCGTCCGCGGGATTTTCCAGCACGATCCGCTTCATGTCCCTGTCGTCCACGCGGATGTCCGCCTGCGGCGGCAGCGTAAGGTAGGACCCGCTTTTCGTGATCTTCTCGACGATCTTCTCCTCGATCCGGTTCACGCTGTTCTGCTGGTCCCGGATCTTGTCGATGTCGCTCTCGCCCAGGAACTGGCCAAAGACCGACACGTTCCGCTGCAGCACGATGGGGTAGACGTTCGGCTTATAGTACGGCACGCGCACCGGGATGTCCTCCGCCTGCACCACGGGCAGGCCCGCGGCGTCCACGCCGATCTGCATGACGGTCGTCTGCGGCTCCGCCACGGTCGTCCCGTCGGACCGGATGATGGCCTGCCACAGTTCTTCGTACTCTTCGGTCCCGTCCTCCCACTCGGTGGATCCACAATAGGGGCAGACGCCCTTCTCTCGCCGCACCGGTTCCCCGTTCGGCACGCCGTCCAGTGTGGGCTCGGACAGGGGCTTGATGTCCTCCGGCGGCTCCGGCTGCCCGCAGCGTTTGCATCGGCGCAGACGCCGTGCCTGATAGTCCTCCAGGTCCTCCAGCACGGTCTCCGTGCCGCCTATCCACGCGTACAGACCGATCCCGCCGTCCTCGTTTCGGTAGTAGGCGCTATATTGCGTCACCAGATCCGCCGCCGGCGAGCTTTCGCCCGCGCCCCGGATGTCCGCCTCGGCCTCGCCCTCGTCCTCCACCTCTACTCCGTACCTGCGCCGGATGAACTCCTTTGTCTGGGGCAGCTTCACGAACACGTAGTCCATGTCCTCGATATCCCGGACGCCGTCCTGGGGGATCACCATCTTTGGGTGCAGGGCCGTCATGGTCAGCTCCCCCACGGTCGTGTGGGTGTGCAGCGTGTTGTCCCATTCTGTGAGGTACAGGCTCCCGCCCTGGATCGGCACGATCCGTTCCTGCAGATCGTTGATCACCTCCATGGGCAGACGATCCAATTCATTCCGCAGAAGATCCTCGATGATCTTCGCCTTCTGTTCATCCTCCGGCCTTCTCGGCGTCACCTTGGGTTGTGGGATCGTGCTGTCCACCTGTGCCTCCACCAGCTCGGAGGACAGGTTTCGCACATGCGTGGTCTTCTCCACCTTCTGGTGCATCACCTGGGGCGTCAGGTCGTGGTCTCCCCGGTAGACGGCCTCCCGCTCGTCCATCTTTGCCAGCACGTCCTCGTACGCTGCCTGCGCCTTTCCCAGTCTTTCCTGCCAGAGTTGTAATTTCTTTCTGTCAGTTTTCGCCATATCATTCGTTCCTTTCCGTCAGACTACGACCTCGGCGTCAGACAAGCTGCCGCCGCGTTCGGTGTTGCAGGACCCGCCGGGTCCTGCCAAGGCGCACCTCACGCCTGCCACATCTGCAGTTTTTTCCGATCAGTCTTCGCCATCGTCGTCCTCCGTCGTTTCGATCTCCGCCGCGGCAGCCGCGGCCCGGCGCACCAGCGCCAGCTTTTCATCCATGGTCATGGTGTCCGCGTTGATCACTTTGCGCGTCTCCCTGCCCAGCTCCAATTCCTTTTTCTCGGATAAACCATAATTGGCGGATAAGTTGAAGATGATCCCGGTCACGCCCTTCTCCCGGACCATCGACTGCTCCAGCAGATAGGCCACGATCCGCAGTTTTGCCTGCCGGATCACCTCGGCGTATTCTTCAAACCCCTCTTTTTCCTGGTAGTTCTCCCAGGTCCGCATGGAGATCCCCAGCGCCAGACACAGCGCCGCCTCGGAGGGCGGCACGATGTACTCCAGCTTTTCCAGGGGCTGCCCGTTCAGGTCCAGCACCGGTCTCGGCTCGTAGATCGGCAGCCCCTTCTGGGTGAAGTCGCCGGTCCACTCCATGCGGGTTATGGGCACCATACGGCAGATCCCGTCGAAATAGGTGTTCACCGCCCGCCGCAGGGCCGCTGCCGTCCCGTATGCTCTGGGTTTCCCCACGCGCCGCACGGATTCCCTCTGCCGTTCCCGCTCCCGCTCGTCCGTCTCCGTCTTCGGTTTTCTCCCCATTTGGGTCCCGCCATCCTTCCCGCCGGCACAGCTTCTCCGGCACGCCAAAAGGCGCCGGCAGTTCTCCCCGCCGACGCCCACGATTTCACTGTAAATAGTATACCTCTTGATTTTTTCCCGATGTTAGCGTTTTTGCTGTTTACAGCAGAATTTTCCCGGTTCCCTCTCCGGGTGGAAATCCAAAGGGAGGGGCGCACCCCTCCCTTTCGGTCGATTCTCTTTTCGCGCCTGCGCGTTATAGAACCGCGCGCGGTGTCAGATGTTCCCGCTCGCCCGCGCCCGCGCCATTCGGTCGCACATATTCAGATCCACCTCTTCCCCCGCGCCACGTGCCACAGCAGCCGCGCGCGCCATCGGGACCAGGTGCTTCTGGCCCCCGGCAGATCGTCCATGCGTTTTCCGTAGACAATGTTGTCCATCACGCCCCGGCGGAACACCTCCGGTATCCGTCCCAGCGCCTTGTCCACCACCCGGATGTCGTCGTCTATGGCCTCGATCCGCAGGGCCTTCTGCTCCGTGGGCCTGCCGGGTCCGCTGCCGCCCCGGCCCTCCGGGGACGACAGAATGATGGCGTCCCGCGCCCGCACCATGCGGGGATAGTCCCGCACGAGGGCCAGCGCACGCCGGTAGACCGTGTGCTCCAGGTACCACGGGTTCCGTTTCGGCTGATAGTCACGCACGCCGCACCTCCTCGGGCCAGAACCCGCCGCGGAACTCCCCCGCGCCGATGCGGTAGCGCACGC